GAAAAGATAACTATATAGCTATGCCCGGATCTAAATCTGAGATTCATGTTGCCCGCGACGCATCCAAGAGCGATGCCAAAAAGTCGCCCTCCAAAGCCAAGCGCAAGCAGCCTAAACCAACTGCTTCCGCTCCTGTCAAGAGAACTCCCCTCGGTCATGATACGCTCAACAAAGAGCGTCAAGGGGGTGAGAAATTTGCGTATGATCACATACGCAAAACTCGACCTGATCATTTGATTGTTGACATTGGAGGTGCTTCGAATCGGCACGCTGGACTTAAGCGCACCAACATCCACAGTTGCCAACCTGTGACTTGTCCCGCTGATTTTCTTCGGAACAAGTCCAGAGACCCGGACCACTCCTGCCTGCACAGGATTGAAGAGTGTGATTGCTTCACTCACACTCCCGATGTGGTATACATGTCCATCCACTCCCTCTACTATCTTAGTTGGGGTGTCATTGCCAAGCTAGTACGAGATGGCAATGAACTGTATGCTCTTGTGCACGACTTCCCTGAAGACAAAGGGACATTGGCTGATGGAGAAGCCACCTATGAGCGAGACGGCGATCATGTCGTCATGCGCGCCCGTGGTGACAACCATGCCTACAGCCACCCTTGCCTCGATGATCTTTTCCATAAAGGTTATCGGGAAGTGAACAACCGGACATTGTTGTTTGAGCCCATTAAGAAAATGAGGAATACCACTCTTTTCGTCATCACTAGTGTTGATAAATCTTTTGATGAACCGGCCCTGAACCTGTCCGAGTCCATGCAGGACTCCAGTCACTACGGTGAGCCCAAAATCCCTCCCACTGATGGATATGAGATGATGACCCTGACCGTGGAGAATTTTCTCCTCAAAAGTTTCAGTCTAGGTCGCCTCATTCAATTTGGTAGAGGTACCAACCGCATCGTAGTGTCGAAGTCAGATTTCCTCCGCGCCAAGAACATGGCCGTGGGCACTGACCGAGAAACCGCTTTCACCAACATCCTCAGCTACTGCAAAAGACTGCTGAAAGATAGCCTAACAATGGACTCCAACGCTCACACGTTGGCTGTAATTGTCTCAATCGTAGGCTTGGATGAGGAGAGGCGGATGTCCCAGGTGTTTCATGACGCCGTCAAACCTGACACCAGTGTATTAGGCATGGTGAAGGCCTTTTTCCATAAGGTCATCCTACCCATGTTTGGTAATGTAGCTGCCTATGTGTCGAGCAAGGACAAATTTTGGAAGAAAGTATCCAACATCCTCAACAAGATCAAGGAAGACATTGCTGATCTGATAGTCAAGCTCACTAAACCAACCGTCACCGACACTCACAATGTCGATATTGCTGAACAAGAGTTTTTGGCAAGTGATGGTGAGCCTAGTGATGATGAAGACGACCAGTCAGTCATCGAGATCTTTACCAAACTGATCACGCGGACCATGGCGTTGGTCGTTGAATTTGGAAATCGATTTGAGGTTGACGTGGGTGATTTGTTCGCCTATGGGTCCACTCTGGAAGAGAAACTGAAGCGATCAGCTTTCCTAGGTTTCTTCCAAGGTCATGATGGTTCTGACACCAGCGAGTTGATCATCACCCCCGGATGTGAAAGCTCGGGTACAATTGAGGAGACGCCTCTTAAGGAAGGCGAGGAAGTTGAAATCGGCGACTATGACTATCGAGAGTCTGCTGGTAAACTCTTCCGGGGCGGGCCTATTGGAAATAGTAGCCCTGTCTCCTTCTCGGGTAGTCAAGAGAATGAACTCTTGGCCATCCACAATCGGGTTCTCGTTGACAGGCCGCCACCAACCAGTGGTGCCGTCAATGAGTTGTCAGCGGGCCTCCAGTCACTAGCGGAGGCTTTTCTAATGCTCTACCCACTCGGTGTTCCAGTCACGCCTTTTGAAATGTGGGTGTCCAGGTTTCCGACCAACAAGCGTATGATGTACACGCGCGCGAAGAAAAGGTTGGATGACGACCCCGACTACATCAATTCTGCAGTTATTCAGATTCGAAGTATGTTCATCAAGCGAGAAGCCACCAAAGATTCAACGAAAATCCCTCGTGGTATTTTCCCGACCAAGCCTGAAGTACAAGTTGCTCTGGGGCCATTCATGCATGCCCTCACCAACATTCTAGGCGAAATTATGGACGGTACTGAGTTCGGCGGTTTTCGCATCCTCCTGGCCACCGGCAAGACCACTTGCCAGCTCACTGAACAGTTCCTCAGGGCGGTCGCTGCGGGACATGATTTTATCATGGTCTGTGGCGACGACCTCGTGGTGATGCACGCCGGCCACCTCTACGCTTTTGACATGGCGAGATGGGATGGCAGTGTTGACGCTCAATTGTTATTTGCCAAAATAAGGTTCTACCAGAAGATAGGACTTGGTAAGGTCAAGAGCCGTCTCATGCGCCAAATGATCAAACGAGTGATCTTCACGTCGACCAATGTGAAGTGTGTGACCAAGGGCAAAGTAGGTAGTGGGGATCCGGACACTTTCATCGGCAATTCATTGTTGGTGGGTGTCGTCGGTAGTTTGTGTATGGGTATGATTTCCAATTATACTTATGGCGATGATTTCGTTACGGAGTTCGCCAAGGATATGTTGGAGTTCGGACTCAAAATAACTGGCCACTATTGTGGTCATAGCAACGACCCTGATGGCACCTTTCCCAATGTTGATTTCTGTTCTCAACGGCTTTTGCCTTGCAGGATCCAAGCAGATAGCCTCATTGAAACCTGGTCCTTCACCCCTAACTTAGGCAGACACCTTAGCAAACTTGGCATCTCTCAAAGTAAACACGAGACCACTGAAGACATGTTGGTGAGTAAAGCTCTTTCTTTTAGAGGCTACTTCACCCATGTACCCTTCATGGCCGAGATTTACGAGTACATTTTGCAAGATTATGACGCCAGTATGTTGAGCAAGCAAGAAAAGAAGAGAC